TCCCTTAATGTTGAAACTCAACTATCCAACCGTATGGAAAGCAGGACCAAGTCTGATGTAGCCTTAAGACCCGACATATCGATGACCCTCACAGGTCGCCCTATGCCGTCGCCTTTCGTCTACACTTACCCGACTGGCACGTTTACTTCTAAAGGACACTTCTATAGTATCCTCGAGGAGCAGTACACGCCTAACTCGGGTGGAAACCGAAAGCAGTGGAAAGACTTCGAGCACTATAAGGCTCGGAGAAACCCTACTGTTGCCGGGGCTTCTGTCAACTTCACTGGACGACTTTGGGAGTTTCCTCCCGCGTTGTACGATGGATCTGTCAGTTCGCCTCGTTTCGGTATCCCTGGCTATACTGGCCAAGGTAACATGGTCCTGCCGTTTGGGGAACCTGGTATGCCCATCCAAGGGCTGCCAGCTTATCGCGTGTACAGAGCCGACGGCGGGTTTATTCCTGCCCCGGCTGACATTGATAACTTGAAGCACCGCTCAGCATTGAGCATGCTTCCTGGAATCAAAGCAGAGCTGTCATCTCTTAACTCTCTTATAGAGTTAAAAGACTTCCGCTCTCTGTTCTCAACGATCAGTAACATCTACACCTTTATCTCGAAGTTTAATCTTCGAGATATTGGCCGGACGTTACGCAGTATGACCCAAACGAGTGGAGACGGATATCTGCAAGCGCAGTTTAACGTCTTACCACTATTATCCGACATCGCCGGCATACAGCAGGCGATACTCCGAACGAAGCTCAAAGTTGACGAGCTTTTACGGAGAGCCCAGGTGGTTAATACGAGACACTACCAAGTGTCTCTTTCAGAGCACGATTCTGGCTCTGATGCATCCGATGCGTACCTGATCTTCCAGCCGGCGACAGAAATGTCGACGGCCTTCGATCAGTACGTAGCCGGGTACCTCAGCAGACAGACGTACTCTGACCCATCAGTGTTCCACGCAGAGATCGAGTACAACTTTACGTTGAGTCGATACGAGGTTGAGAATGCTCAACTGTTGGGGCTCCTAGACGCGCTTGGCATTAATGCCAATCCCGCGATTCTTTGGAACGCCATTCCGTGGTCGTTCGTAGTGGATTGGGTCCTCGGCGTAAGCCGTTGGCTCAGTTCACATGGGACGACTCTCAACTTGGAACCTCGGGTAAACATACGACGGTACTTGTGGTCAGTGAAACGCCGCCGGTTAATAAATACGCAGTTCAATACTGTGAATTTAGTTCCCGGTAGCGGCGCACTGCCCGTTTCAGTACCATTGCCAGTTGTCGAAGAAACCGCTTATAGGCGGCGAATTGACAGCTTGCATAGCAGCTCGTTTGAAGCGAGCGGGATATCTCTCAGAGAGTTATCCTTGGGTGCTGCGCTTATCATTCCGAGAAAGTGGCGGCCCAGAAGACGTTGGTAGCGTCTCCTAAACCTACCTACCTACGAGAGGTCTTTCTCGTGTAATAAGTGATCGCATGCTTAGTACTAACCTCACAACGAACGAAGTCAGAAACAGTGCCGGAACTGAAGTCGAATTCAATCGTCTCAGTTCGGCCGACCGCAAGACGGTTTTCGCCCAATCAGGCGAAACTCCGTCTCTTCCTCACCGAATTACGGTCTCCCATCAGGAGAGCGGTTCGGGGTTGAAGGGGCGCCGGCGATCGTTGATTCGGGTGGATAAAACCTCCCTGTCAACGGTTGACTCGGTCACCCCCGTTGTCACATCTGCGTACATCGTGTTGGACGCCCCAGTTGGGGCGCTTACCGCGAATACGGAGATGAAAACCGTCCTTGCTGAGCTTACATCCCTCGTCGCCGGAAACGGCACGTTGGATCTGCTCAAATATGACGGCACTGGCAACGGTGCGGCAGCTCTTCTTGACGGTACGATTTAGTTCGTATCGCACAAGGAGTACTGTTTGGAGGGGGCCCTCACGGGCCCCCTCCCTTCTGATTACGCTGGATAATAGGTCCCGTTCGGGTACATACCGCTGTACAGGAATTCCGGTCGCCGTATCAAACAGCCCCTCACGGGGATGATTGTTACGGGAACGACTGGTTTTCCGTCGTACAGTAGTGGGTATCCGTCGGTTCCTTGCGCGCCTTCCGGACGTACGATAACTTCGTACGGCTCGTCGGGCGTGTATCCATCGCTGGTTTTCACCGGCAGAAGGGCAACGAATGGCCTTTGGAAAAGCCACCTGTTACCGTTCTGTAGTGAAGGTTCCAGAATTATGCTCGTTGGTTTGGGCATAGTTTAGTTGGAAGCATCGTTCGATGCGAAACGGATCGGGGTTAGTGCATGCTCAAGGAGAGAAACCATTATGGTCTCAAAATCCGTAAGCCTTGATGAGTATGAACTCATCGCCGCACTAATCTTCGATGTCTCAAACATCGACGGCTTAGTGTTCAACACTCGCGCAGCGCGACTCACCGTGAAATACGTTGAGCGGCGATACGCGAAGGAAGGAATCGGCTTTCTCACGAAAGCCTTACCGCGTCTTGCTAAAGCCTTGGATAAGACTTTGGCGGGCAACGACCCGTTCGACTGTGTCAAGCTTGGCTTCCAAGCCAAGCCTGGCACTAAACTACCGAGGTTTCTCGGCGAGTTCTTCGAACGGATCCTAGCCTTAGACGGCAGTATCCTACCTTGTCCGTGTCCTGACTCGGTTAAGGTGATCAGGCAGATCTGTTACTTGTATTACAAGTATGAGCTGCCTTACACAGATGAACAGGAACAAGAGGTCGTCTCGCAGTTTGAGAAAACTGAAGAGGACCTTCTCTCACATTCAACTGTTCTTGCGTCAGTTTGCAAGAACCTTGTTGATTCTACTTCCAGTCGTGCGGCTATTATTACAGCTGCTCCGATTGTTCAAGTAGCGCGCAAGGCCCGCATATGGCTCTCTCGAGCCCTATGTGGCCTTGACTGTCGGGACATCACCCCCCGTCATGGCCCCGGAGCCGTTGCGACTAAGCAACGTCTGTGGGACAAATATGACTGGAGTAATGTTTCTGATCGTATCACATCCGTGTATCCTTTAGACGAGTATTTCTACGCGTCCTTAGGAGCTGTTTGTGATCAATACGAATCTTTTAGTAAGATTCGTACGGAGTCTCTTCCGGCTCGAGTTGTACTCGTTCCGAAGGATTCTCGCGGGCCTAGGCTAATCTCGTGTGAACCCGTTGATTTTCAATGGATTCAGCAAGGTTTGTCGTCGGCCATTGTCAGACATGTCGAACATAGTCGTATTACAAAATACAACGTGTTCTTCACAGATCAATCCCATAACCAGATTGGTGCCCTTTATGGGTCCCAAAATGGACGGTATGCGACCTTAGACCTCAAAGAGGCCTCTGATCGAGTAAGCGTTGATCTGGTTCGCCTACTATTCCCCGAGCACGTCTATACGTACTTGGAGAGTTGTAGGAGTTTGTCCACGGTGCTTCCAGGTGGTAAGGAGTTAAAACTCAGAAAGTTTGCTCCCATGGGGTCAGCATTATGCTTTCCTGTCATGGCGCTCACGATCTGGGCTCTCCTCACTGCCGCTGCACCTAACCGATATACGCGCGAGCGTATACTGGTGTATGGTGATGACGTCGTCGTTCCAACAAACTTTGTTGAGACAGCGATGAGCACGCTCGAGTCATTCGGTTTAAAGATAAACCGTGACAAGAGCTGTTACCAAGGATTCTTTCGCGAATCCTGTGGCCTCGACGCCTTCAAGGGCGTTAAGGTCACTCCAGTCCGCATAAGGACTGTTTGGACGTCATCTCCTTCGCCGAATTCATATTCTTCGTGGGTCGCTTACGCGAATTCCATGTGGGATATGAAGTACTACGGAGCTTACGATTATATCGTAAGCCGGTTGTTATCATTATATGGTAACATTCCAAGCACAGAGCAGCGCTTAAGCTGCCCGAGCCTCCGGTCAGTACCTGAGGAGCGTTCGAAGCTACGTAGAAGATGGAACTCAAACCTGCAAAAGTTTGAGTACCGTGTCCTCGACGTAGTAACGAAGCCCGTGCGTCACGAGATGAACGGGTGGTCGATGCTTCTACGATATTTCGTAGAAGCCGGCCGCCCCGCCCAATCGTCACACGGGTGTACTCAAGGCTCTGCTACACTTTGTAGTGTAGAGGAGCCTTTCTCAGTTCGAACATACACACGCCGTAAGGCCAGCATTCTGGCCCTACGGTGGCGATGAA